ATGACTTCAAGAATTGAAGAAGCTAATAAACAAGCTAAAGCATTAAATAGTGAATTTGAAAAAACTGCACTAACTGTTTCTGATGGAATTAAAAAACCTTTAGATGATTTAAAAAATATTGGAAAACAAGTTACTGATGTTTTAAATATGGGTATTAAAGGATTCTCAAAAGGTATTGCAGAATCAATTGTTCTTGGCAAAGAATTAAAAACAACTTTCAAAGAAATTGCTCAAACATTAGCTGTTAGTATTTTACAAACATTAATAGAAATTATTGCAAGAGAAACAGTTTTATTAGCAATAGAAAAAGCTAAAACAATTTATAAACAACAACAAGCAATATTATCTGCAACATCAAATTTATCTGGTTTAGGTTCATTAGGTAGTTTCTTTAGAGCAAGTGGTGGTTCAGTACAAAAAGGACAACCATATGTAGTTGGAGAAAGAGGTGCTGAATTATTTATTCCAAACCAATCTGGTCAAATCACACAATCAGCTAGAGGAACTGGTGGTGGACAAACTACAGTTAATTTTAATATCAACACAGTAGATGCTTCAGGCTTTGAAGAATTATTAGTTAGATCAAGAGGAACTATAACTCAATTAATTAATTCTGCTGTAAATGAGAGAGGTGCTAAAAGTATAATCTAATGGCTGGTGCATTTCCAATATCAACTGCTCAATTTAAATCTTTAGGAATAAAGTCAATTCAAAATACTATTATCTCTAAATCTGTTTCAGGTAAGAAACTTGCAAGACAAATAGATGGTCAAAGATGGGGATTTACTGCTAGAATAATTACAGCTAAACGATCTGATGTTTATGGACAATTAATGGCATTTATAATTAAACAAAGATCAGGCAAAGAAAATTTTACAATAGTGCCACCAGAAGTCGAAGATGCTAGAGGTACAGCAAGTGGTACACCAACTGGTACAGCTAGTGCTGGAGATACATCTATTACATTAGGTGGAACTGGAACTGGCACATTAAAAGCTGGAGATTTTATTAAATTTGCTAATCATTCTAAAGTATATATGGTCGTTGCAGATCAATCAGATATTTCAACTGGAACTCTTACAATAGAGCCACCATTAACTACAGCAGTTTCTTCATCAGATATTCAATATGATGATGTTCCATTTACAGTATATCTAACTAATGATATTCAAGAGTTTGGAGTAGTAGGTGCTGGACAAGATGGAACTTTGTTATATCAGTTTGAATTTGATGTTGAAGAAGCACTATAGATGAAAAAATACAAAATAACTCATAGAGTAAGTGCCGATTTTATTGCTGAAATTATTGTAAATGAAGATGAAATTAATATTCAAACTAACGATCTTAAAGAATATAAGAAACCTAATAGCAAATTTGAATATACTATGTTAAAAGGTACAGAAAGTGTAACTCAAACAACTTACGAAGAATATGACGAGAAGCCTGACAACAGCAGTAAAGAACGAATTAGCAACGAATGATATTCGACCAGTACATCTTATCACTATTGGGTTCAGTACTCCTGTTAATCTTACTGATTGTTCCTTTTCGCTAACATCATCAATATCAGGCTCATCTGTAACTTATTCAGCTTCAGATTTTGTATTAGGTATATCTAATCATACCGAAGAAACAGATATTACTAAATCAAGTATCACAATTAATTTATCTGGTGCAGATCAAACATTTATTTCAACTGTATTAAATGAAAATGTAATTAATGATGAAGTTACTATTTATAGAGCATTTTTAGATGATTCAAATTCAATTATAGCTGACCCACTTTTACTTTATAAAGGTAATATTGAAAATTTTGAAATACAGGAAAATGAAAAAGATAGTGCAGTTGGTTTATCTATTGTATCACATTGGGCAGATTTTGAAAAAAAGAATGGTCGTAAAACAAACAATACATCACAGCAAAGATTTTTTAGCACAGATGTAGGTATGGACTTTGCAAGTCAAACAGTTCAAGATATTAAATGGGGTAGAGCATAATGGGTTGGGGTAGTATTGTTAAAGCTGTAACAAAAGTAACTGGATTCTTTAAAAATATGAATCCTTTAGTATCTTTAGGGGTAACATTATTTTTATCTTGGGCATTAAGACCAAAAGTTCCTGAAATACAAGATTTTGGAACAAATGAATTTGATGATTTTGAAAAAGGTATTCTAGTTAATAAACAATCTAATGACGCAAATATTCCTGTAATTTATGGAGAAAGATTAACTGGTGGAACAAGAGTATTCATGGAAACATCAGGAACAGATAACACTTATCTGTATATGGCTATCGTAATGGCAGAGGGAGAAATCAATGATATTACAGAAATAAGAGTAGATGATAAAATAGTTACATTTGCATCAGGATTTTCTGATGGAACAGCAGTAGAAGTAGATAGTTCAGATAGTAATTTTTATAAAAATTCTGAAAGTTTAATTAGAGTAGAACCACATTATGGAACAGATGGTCAATCAGCATCAACATTATTATCAACATTAACTAATTGGACAGCTAATCATAAATTATCTGGTCTATGTTATTTAGCAGTAAGGTTTAAATGGAATCAAGACGCATTTACTGGAATTCCAAAAGTACAAGCTAAAATTCAAGGTAAAAAAGTTGTATCTTATAATGCAAGTTTAGTTGCACAATCTCCAGCTTACTCAACTAATCCAGCATGGTGCTTATTAGATTATTTAACTAATACTAGATATGGCAAAGGTTTATCAATTTCAGAAATGGATTTACAAAGTTTCTATGATGCTTCATTAGTTTGCGAAACACAAGTAACACCATATTCTGGTGGAAGTGATATTAATATTTTTGATACAAATACTGCATTAGATACTTCTCAAAAGATTATAGATAATGTTAGAGAAATTTTAAAAGGTTGCAGAGGATATTTACCTTATACTCAAGGAACTTATAAATTAATTATTGAAACAATAGGTAGTGCATCAATAACATTAACTGAAGATGATATTATTGGTGGATATACTTTATCTGTTCCAACAAAGAACGAAAGATATAACAGAGTTATAGTTGGCTTTGTTAATCCTGATCGTAATTATCAAGTTGATGAAGTTCAATTTCCACCAATAGATGATTCAGGATTACCAAGTGAAGATCAACATGAAAATATGAAAACTGCTGATGGTGGATTTTTACTTGAGGGTAGATTTGATTTTAAAACTATCACATCTCCATATCAAGCTGAAGAAATGGCAGAAGTTATTTTAAGAAGATCAAGACAAGCATTAACATTAGGATTAACTGTTAGCTTTGATGCTTATGATTTAGCGATTGGCGATATAGTTAATATTACACATAGTTCATTAGGATTTTCTGCTAAACCATTTAGAGTTATGGGAATGACTTTTAATGAAGATTTTACAATAGGTTTATCTTTGGTGGAATATCAAGCAACACATTATACATGGGCAACTAAAACTCAACAAGCAACAATTCCAACAACTAATTTACCTAATCCATTTACTATTCAACCACCAGCAAGTGTATCTTTAGAAGATACATTAATTGAATATAATCAAACACCACTTATTGCTTTAGATGTAACTATTGGTGCAAGTACTGATAGCTTTGTTGATTATTACCAAGTAGAATACAAAAAAAGCACAGATTCAAATTATATTATTTATGCACAAGGTTCAGGATTAAATCATAGAGTATTAAATGTAATTGACCAAGAAACTTATGATGTAAGAGTTAAAGCTGTAAATACTCTCGGAGTTTCTTCTACTTATGTAACTGCTCAACATACAGTAATTGGAAGTACAGAACCACCAAGTGATGTAACAGATTTTAGTTGTAATATTATTGGTTCAGAGGCTCACTTAAATTGGGAACAGATACCTGATGTAGATTTATCACACTATCAAATTAGATACTCAACATTAACAAGTGGTGCAGAATGGAATAATAGTGTTTCTTTAATTGAAAAAGTATCAAGACCAGCCACATCAATTTCAGTTCCAGCATTTGCTACAGGAACTTATCTTATAAAAGCTGTAGATAAATTAGGTAACTTTTCAATTAATGCTACAAATATAGTTACAAACATATCAAGTATTGGAAACTTTAATTCAGTTGCAACACAAACTGAAGACCCAACATTTTCTGGTAGTAAAACAAATTTAACATTATCTAATAATCAATTAAGACTTACTGATCTTGATTTAGATGGTATTTATGAATTTTCAGCACCAGTTGATATAGGTGCTATTCATACAGCTAGAGTTACAGCAACAATTACTCAATTTGCAGAAGACCCAACAGATTTATTTGATTCAAAAACAGGATTATTTGATTCTGCTACAGGTTCATTTGATGGCGATTATGCATCTAACTCAAATGCTCATTTAGAAATATCTTTGTCAAATGATGGAGTTGCATATACAGATTTTAAAAACTTTGTCATTGGAGATTATACAGCTAGATATTTTAAATTTAGAGCATATTTTATTTCAAGAGATCAATTAACAACACCTGTTATAACTGGATTATCTATTGCTATTGATATGGAAGATAGAATATTTAGTGGAAATGATATAACTTCTGGTGCTGGAACATATACTGTAACATTTACAAATCCATTTAAAACATCAAGTTATGCTGTTGGTATTACAGCCGAAGACATGGCTACTGGAGATTTTTTTGTAGTTGAAAATAAAGCTGTAGATTCATTTGATGTTACATTTAAAAATTCAGGTGGAACAGCAATATCAAGAACATTTGACTATATTGCAAAAGGCTATTAAAAGGAGTATAAAAGCATCATGGCACAAACTACACAAATTACTATTGATAACCAAACATTTCCATCATTTAGATCAAAATTAAATGAAAGTTTAAGTGCATTAAATACATTAAATTCAGGAACATCAAGACCAAGTTCTGCTGTCGCTGGTACAATCTGGCTAGATACCACTTCTGCAAGTACACCTACTTTAAAATTTTATGATGGTGCTGATGACATATCTTTAGCAACAATAGATTATACAGCTAATACAGTTAATTGGTTAGATAGTTCAGTAACATTAACATCTCCAGTTTCAATTAGTGGAAGTTCTTCTGCTGGTGCAGAAATTAGATTACCAGAAGATACAGATAATGGTTCAAATTATGTTGGATTAAAAGCATCTGATAATATTGCATCTAGTGTAACATTTACTTTGCCAAATGCAGATGGTAATTCAGGACAAGCAATAGTAACCAATGGTTCAGGTATATTAAGTTTTTCTTCTGCTGGTTTATCTTGGCAATCATCAATTAAAACTTCATCTTTTACAGCAATAGCTGGAGAGGGATACTGGATTAATACAACAAGTGGTGCAATAACAATGACACTTCCAGCATCAGCAAATGTTGGAGATACTGTGGAAATAGTTGATTATGCAAGAACATGGGGAACAAATAATGTTACAATAAATCCTAATAGTTTAAATTTTCAAGGAAACTCATCTCCTAATCCTGTTTATGATGTTGATGGTCAATCAGTAAGATTAGTTTATTCAGGTGCAACACAAGGTTGGATTCCAACTGTTGATGATGATGTAACTTTTGAAACACCACAAACTTATTCAATAGAGTTTTTAGTAATAGCTGGTGGAGGTGGTGGTGGTGCTTGTGCTACAAGTACTGGTTGGCAAGTAGGTGGAGGTGGAGGTGCTGGTGGATATAGAACATCAACTCAATCAGTTAATCCATCAACAGTAATTACAGTAACAGTAGGAGATGGTGGTTCTGGAGGTGTTTCAAATGTTGGTACATCAGGTTCAGATTCTTCAATTTCAGGTTCAGGTTTAACAACAATTACTTCTACTGGTGGGGGTCGTGGAGGTGGGGGAAGTAACTCGGCTAGTTCTGGTGGTTCTGGTGGAGGAGGAACGGGTTATAGTCCACCTAGTGGAGGTGCTGGTAACACTCCAAGCACATCTCCTAGTCAAGGTAATAATGGTGGAAATGGTCATAATCAACCGAATGGAGATTCTGGTGCTGGTGGTGGAGGTGGTGCTGGTGCTGTTGGTGTATCATCAACTAGCACAAATGGTGGTAATGGTGGTAATGGAACAGTTAGTTCAATAACAGGGTCTTCTGTAACAAGAGGAGGGGGAGGTGGTGGTTCTAATGCACCAAACGGAGGAACAGATGGAACTGGTGGAACTGGAGGTGGAGGAACTGCTGGTTCGTCAGGAGGAACAGCAAATACTGGTGGTGGTGGTGGTGGTAATGGGGAAAATCAAAATGGTTATTCTGGAGGAAAAGGTGTAGTTATTTTAAGTATGTTAACCACTAAATATTCAGGAACTACAACTGGTTCTCCAACAGTTACTACATCTGGTAGTAATACAATATTACAATTTAATGGTTCAGGGAGTTATACAGCATAATGTCTAGTTTTGCAAAAATAGGTATAAATGGAAAAGTGATTGAAGTTCAATCAGTAGTAAATGAAGTATTACATGATGCTGATGGAGTTGAGCAAGAATCTATTGGTATAGATTTTTTAACAAAATTAACAGGTTGGGCTATTTGGAAACAAACATCTTATAACACTCGTGCTGGAGTTCATTTATTAGGTGGAACACCTTTTAGAAAAAATCATGCTGGTATTGGTTATACTTATGATGAAGATAGAGATGCTTTTATTCCACCAAAACCTTATCCATCTTGGATTTTAAATGAGCAAACTTGTTGTTGGAAAGCACCAGTTGATTATCCTACAGATGGTTTATATTATGAATGGAATGAAACAAATCAATCTTGGAATTTAATAGAATAAAATATTTAATGGTGTGAAAAAACTTAATAACGCATCTTGGAATTTTTATTTAGATCAAGTTAATACTTATGCTTATTGGGAAAAAGTATTTACACCAGAAGAATGTGAAAAAATAATTAAAATTGCAAAAAATAAAGGTCTAATTAAAGGAACAACTAAAAATAAATCAGATGTTAGAGAAAGTCAGATTTCTTGGTTATATTCTTCTGATGATTTAGATTGGATTTTTAAAAGAATTACAGATGTAGTTTTAAATCTTAATGATAGATTTTTTAAATTTGATCTTCATGGTTTAAATGAGGGATTACAATTTACTAATTATAAAGCACCATCAAATAAATATGGAAAACATATTGATAGATCATTTAATATTTTAATAAGAAAATTATCTTTATCTATACAATTAACCAATCCTAAAAAATATGAGGGTGGAGAATTATTTTTATATGAAAGTGAAAAAGGTTTAGAAATGAAAAAAGATCAAGGAACATTAATATTATTTCCATCTTATATTTTACATGAAGTAAAACCTGTAACAAAAGGCGAAAGAAATTCTTTAGTTAGTTGGGTAACTGGTAAGCAATTCAAATAATGAAAGATTATTTAATTATAGATAATTATTTTTCTAATCCAAAAGAAATAAAAGATTGGGCATTAAAACAAAAATTCTACAATAAAAAAGACCACCCTTATAAAGAAAATTTAGGTGGTTTTTTAGGTTTTAGAACTAATTATATTAATAACATTAATAAAGATAAATTTAACTATTTTATAAATAATTTATTAAAAGCATCAGAACTATTTTATGAACAAAATTTTACAGAATTTAGAGCATGGTTAAGTTTTTCTTATACTTTAGAAAATATAAAATTACCGTCTTTTCATAAAGACGAAATATCTTTAATTCAAAAAAATGTAAAATTCAAAAAAAAATTAAGTGGAGTTGTTTATTTAAATGAAAATGCTGAAAAAGAATCTGGTACGATTATTATAAATGATAATAAAAAATTATTAATAGAAAATAAATTTAATAGATTAATATTATATCCATCAGATAAAGTTCATAGTGTTGCAAAATCTTTTGGAAAAATTAAAGAAGATGCAAGATTTGTTTTTACAATATTAATTTATTTAGAATAGTATTAATCTTTATGACAATTAAAAAACTAAACATAGAAGAAACTATTAAAGCATATACTAATGAAAATGGTTTTTCTTGGGGTATTAATACAGTAATGAAATCATTAGCACCTAATGTTAGTTATGATATGACTTGTGCTGGAGAATTTATAATAGATAGATGGGATTCATATTTACCTCAACCTACATCACAAGAAATAAGAGATGAATATATAAGACAACAAACAATAGCTGAATGTATTGAATATTTTAAAAATAAAAAATAAATACCTATTTTAAATAATCTTTAAAAATGATATAAGATTATCTGCAAGTGGGTATTACCTCCACACCACATACTCACTTGCTTTATTATGATAAAATTTATCAATATATTAAAACATTGGAAAAATAATATATGGAAGAAATTAAACAACGAATTAAAGAACATGAGGGGTTTAGGGATACTGTGTATTCCGATAGCTTGGGCTTTGCTACTATTGGTTATGGG